CAAGACGACGTATGTCCAACTTGAACCCCGTCAAAGTAGATGTGGGCGCTATTTCCAGCGCCATTACATACCACTGCAACGTGGTGCCAAGTATTTAGACTGATGTCCATACCGTACCCGTATAAGTCTGTACCAGTACAATTCCCGCCCCAGCATATATAGTTACTCCCTGGATTGATCATAAGCCCCCCATATTGTTGGCTGGAATTTCTACATATCAAATACTGAGGGCCGGACTTGCTAGTATTAAACCACATCTCAACTGTATATACGCCTACGCCAAGATAATTTGAGGGAGCAGTGGTGTCCATTGAGAGATAGTTGTTTTGCCCGTCAAAGTAAATCGAGCTTGTCCCAAACTTTTTCTTAGCCGTTGAATGCTCAGCACCCCCGTGTTCGTTAACGGGGGAAAACCCGTGCGCGCTGTTTGCCGCGTTGACGGAATCAGTGAAGGTTTGAGAGCCGTTCGTGGTGTTTGAGTGGATTAGTAGTTTGCAGTTCGTCGTGGATCTAAACGCAACTGTTGGCACAGTCGGCCCCATAGCCACAACCTCCCTCCAACTAGAAGTGTTCCCTGTCTCCGTCGGTGCGATGGACTTGCCCCCCAGTATTCTTGCATTGAATATATATCCTTTAAAACTATCCATTATTACGTTCGGATGTGAACGAGCAATGCAAAAGCGAGTATCCTCATTGAGGGTTTCGTGCGAAGGGATGATTCCACGAGTGTCTACCTGTATTCCATCCACAAAAAGTCTACAATAGCTACCATTATATATAACCTGAACATGATTCCAGCTTGCCGTTGAAATTGATCCTGAAAGCTGCTTGACAGATTCATCGGTAATATCTACGCACGACCAATAAATTTTAGTAGCGCCAGATTCGTGTTTCGTTGTTAGCATCCATGGGGCAGAAGTTCCATCGCCTCTCATTAGGCCCGCAACAAACTGTTCATCCCCATTGGACATCGAATCGGGATAAATCCACGTTTCAAATAACCACTCACGACTACCATTTGTGGTATAGTTGTAGTAGTTGGGGTTAAGAAATACCTCTGCATGCGGAGTTGAAAAGTCCACCATTGGACTTGTGTTTTGTAATGTACCTTCGTTTGCAAGACCTTCGGTTCCATCAAAATATATACTTGGTGCTGAGCCTCCACCGGGATCAGTAATCGTAGTGTCATACTGGGGAGTATTATTTTTTAGTAATTTAGCATTTACACAACTAAAGTCATAAAACTCGGCGTTTGCAGCTGTGTTGAGATCTTTTAAAAGCTGGTTACCTTGTAATACAAACCTTTGATCATTAAGGAAAGTGCCTCGCAGCATAGTATTAATTTCTATAGAATCATCTTGAGGAATTATTGGCACTTCACCTTCAAAGCGCCACTCTTCCCCATCTATTAAAAATAGAGTACTATCACTGGGCTCAACTTTCCCCGGGGTAAAATTAACTGCATACTTTGAAACACTTGACATGCAGATGTTATCTAAAAATACATTCATTAAGGGGTATTGACTTTTTGTAGGATGTCTACCTAGAAAAAGGTCTGTGGGGCTAGAAAGTTTTATATTGGGATAATCCTTGCCACCGCCTGTCTGCTCAACGCCGTCAACAAAAATTTTAATTGCTCTTTCACTGAGGCACACCGCAACGTGAGCCCAGTTCCCAAATTGTATTACGTAACCTGTGGCAATTGATAGTCCGTTGTTGATAAAGATAACTTGAAAATAAAAATTACCATCATCATCTAGTGCCTCGTTACTGGGATCAAGCAGAAGCATCCACCCACCGGGAGTGGCGGGATCGCCTTTACCCGCTAACGCTTGTACATTTGTGTTTGAACCTTGAACCCACGCTTCAAATGTGAACGCTTGTTTATTTTGTGCCTCGATTATCTCCTCAGGAGTATGATCTTCTTCCTCCGTAGCGACAAAGCCCCCTTGCCGCGGCCAAAAATTGTAAAGATCATCACTAAGCACAGGGTCACGCACCACTAGTGCAGCAGTTGACGGCATTTTTACAGAGTACTCACCGTATTTAGAGGCACTCACTCTGCTCGGATACCCGGACCCCAGAGATAAAACAGCTTGTTTCTGACGATAGGTCAAAACCGAACGAGGATTGGGGTTAATAACTTTTGTAAGTTCACAGGTTTGGTGTGAATTTGGCCCAGAGATCGTGCCATCATTTAAATTGAACAAAGCTGAGGAGTTACTTTTCCAATAATCCACACCCGCATCGTGCATGTCCCAGTCGTTGAAGTATTGAGCGTTTCCAATCCCACCATTTGGTTGACCTTTTGTAATAGCTACTTCTATGTTTTGAAAATTATAAAGGCCCTGCTCATCCATGACAGGGGTGTCATTAAGATATAAAGAGGATAAGAAGTTTTTTTCGGGCTGGGCATTTACGGTGTCCCACCCAGTTGCCCCCAGTGTTCCTACATAGTTGTACTCCTGCTTAACGGGGCCTTCAATGGGTCCTTCTACTATTAAGTCAATCGTTTCTATATTAGAAATAGATTTTTTCTTAATGCCGTCTACTATAATTCCGGGTTCTGCATTAGCCATTTGTTAAATTCCTTATTATATTTTCTAGCTTAAAGACCAATAAATTTTTTTCCGATACTTGAGCCAAGGGCATTAGGATCATATTCCCCTAGGTAAGGTTTGTTTAGATTTTTTGCCTCTAAATATGACGTTATATTAAAGATGCCGGGATATCCCATATTATCCAAAAGCTCCGCTTCATCATGGTCATCATAACCTTGTATTGGTGTCGGTGTTCCGTTTGAATCTAGAGAGGTGTCATCAGCATTTTGATAGTAAACAGAATAGGTCTGAGCTATAACTTGAGATCCCGCCATAACTCTTCCATAGCCAAGCGGAACGGGGCCCCCTTCGTTTACTGTATTTTTGGGACCATCAAAAAGATAAGACGATCCCCTTTTTGTATCTTCAATTTCTCTAAAGTCATCAAACTTAGGCGGCTTCATTAATGCTAGCGTGATTATTGTTGTTATTATGATAAGAGCAATCGTGGCAGCAATCCAGCCCATTTGGCCCTCAACACTGGGCACTATATCTATAGATTTTAAACCCTCTTTAGGGATCAAGTTTAATTCAGAGTTTTTTATTAAATTGATATTTTCATCTTCCCTTGTACTATTTGAATCTAGGTCACTTAGTTCATTTAAATTTAATTCTTTTTCGTTAACTAGGACGTTATACTTTAGAGAGTCGTTAACCATATCGCACTGAAACCTTTGCCAAGCGCCATTTGTTATCGTATTGATAGCGTGAAAAGCTTCCGGGACAGACTTGACCGCTAAATTGAATTCTTTTCCAATTCTTTCGCCAAAAATGCCATGCATTTTTATTTTTACTAGTTTATTCATTTGCAGAATTTGGTCTAAATATCATAATTGTTTTTTTCTTTAGAAATCCTTCATAATCAATTAGGCATGACTTTTTATCAACTGGTTGAATAATAATTTTTCCGTGGCCTATACAAACACCTAAATGCAATCCTACCTCTGACCTTATGCCATCAGCCTTATACAAAATAATATCATGTTTACGCGGAGCTTCTGATTTTTTAATACGTCCTACACTCCATACTTTTTCAATTGTTTGAGCAACTTTTTTTACATTAGAGGAACCGTTTTTTTTAATATAATATTTTGGTCCGGGCCAAAGTTGATCGTAGTCGCTTTTTATTTTAAGTTCATTTAAATAATAGTCTATAACTATATTTATACAATCCGTTTTTCCAAGTTCGAAGTCTCTCCCTAAGTAAGGAGATGCTCCTTCTTCTAGTGAATCAAAAAATTCATCACTTTCTATATTGTATAATATAAATCTTTCTTTATTTACTGTGTAATTTTGTTGATCTCCCAAAGAGAAACCGCCTTTCCCTGATGGGTGGGAGTGATAGATGGCTTCTATTTTTCCATAATTAGAAAATTTTATATAATCTCGTGGAGAAACTCTAAAATTAGACTCAGGCAAAGAAGAGGTGTTAATGCACGGATGCGCTTCAGTGCCCTTACTAGTAGACACTAATACCCCGCAACATTCCAGAGGGCTTTCCTTGTGGGCATGTTTTTTTATTTTCTCTTTATTTTTTTTTGTGAGTATCATTTTACTGACGTTTAATTGCTGGAAAACCACCAAAAGGAAGTGCTCCGCCATATGGACTTCCCTGTAGGGCAGTATTGAGTTTCTTATCCCACCTTAGTTTACATGCTCCTAGATCTTTTGCACACACATCTGCTACCCAATAAGTTTTATCAGGGGGTGGTTTATTTTCAGGTACATCTATGGACGCAACAAAATAGTAATTTATTTTGTTATGGGTTACATAGGTAGTGCTTTTTTTGGGGTATTTAAGACCCGGCTCCCACGGCACAGGGGTGTTTGTTGTTTCGGGAGTGTATCCATCTATAATACTTGAAATAGTTTCATTATTTTCTGTAGCTATGGGGGGAGCGTTTGTTGGTACCATCGTCTTGTAAAACATCTGAAATGGCTCTGCAGTTCGTTGTCCCCTTACCACGCTGGAATATTCATAAGTACATCCTTGTCCCCGGTACGTCCATGGACATCGGGTCATATTAAAAATCCTTTGCGGAATTTTAAGCTCTTCAAAATTAATAAAAGAAGCTAATTCAAATTGGATAGATGATTTATCTTCGTGTGATTTTCTATCTATATAATAAACATCTGGGGGAAAATAAGAGCTTTCGTCTGGATCAATATTCTTAGGGATATCTTCATATAATCTTTTATTTAGGTCGGGAGTTCCGTCTGCTTTTAATTCATACCAATTTTTATAATCTAAAAACTTTGCAAAAGTTCTTATGCGATTTACACGTGCCCCAACCATATCGTTGAGATCTTTAAGGAGATGTTTAAAGATAGCAAACTGAGGCGGACTTTTTTCCGCGCTAACACTCAAGCTTAGTGTTGGGGTGGCGGCTACACCATTGGAGTTTGTTTCAAATCCTTCCGCCTGTATGGGTATAGCTTTGTATAGGTTTTCTTGAAACCAAATATTTCTTGAAATTAATTTTAGGTTATTATGAAATCTAAATAAATTTATTTCGGGATTATGTATATCTACTTCTAAGGAGCCCCCCAGAAATACATTTAATGCATTAAATTCTTCTCGATCTATTAATTTATCAGGACTAAGTATATTACTTAAATCTATTTCAAATAATTCTAATAAAGCAGTAGGCGATAAAGAGGTGGCTTCCGCCTGCAAGTTCTTCATGGCCGTTTGCGCCTGTGATTTTGACATCACCGCGCCACCGCTATCATTTTTAGGATTAACAAATTTTTCAGCCATTAGTGCTATTCCGGAACTTCTTCAAAAGAAACTTTTATATTAAAATTATCGCGAAAGACTACTGTTGAACTGATTTTTTTGCACACAAAGAGCCTTTCGGTTGCAAAAGGTGCCGGTGGAGTATAGAGAAAAGCCTCCGAAGCTCGACGTACGTTTAAAAAATGGATAATAGCTAAAGTTTCTTGTTCGTCTCTCCCATCAAAAGACAACTCTAAATTTAATAGATTGTTATTAATACCATCAGGAATTCTTTGGGTATATCCGTCACCATATCGGATGGTCAAAACACGGGGCGAGATTGATGTACTTTGGTTATAAGAACAGGGCCAAAAGAATTGTGGTTTTGTTATACCAAGAGTATCCATGGTTCCGAACCCACCCCAAACTGGCGACCCGACGCTCGGCTCGTTGCTATTATTACTACCTTCTAGAGAGTACCAGTAATTATTTGAATTCTCTGGCCATTCTACAATGTGGTTTTTTACATAAGTATTCCCTGTGTACCACCGAGCTATAGTGTCATATATTGATGCCATATACCTTATCCCTTCTATGTTTTACACTTTTTCTGGTCATTTTTCGAAAAATTATTACTATAATAATGATCCGGAGTGTGGCAGAGAGGCAGAAAATTTTCCAACAAAAAGCCCAGAAAATTAAAAATAAAAATTTATGGGAAAAAAGAGGCTGTCAAGTAGTGATCTCCGCGAGAAATGCCTCGGATTGGTTGCCAATTGTTCTTAATTCTATTGAGAATGCTATGAAGAATCTGGATTGGGTCATGCACTTTGCTGATGATGAAAGTGATGATGATACTTATAAAATAGTTAATTTTTTTTCACAATATAGCTCTGCAAAAGAATTTAATCTATTTAAATTTAAAAAGGCACAAACAGTGGCGGGAGCCAAAAATAGAATAATTGAGAAGACTTTAGGGTATAAAGAAGATTATCCAGCTGTATTTTTAGCAGATGCAGATGATTTTTTTACCCAAGAAAGAGCCCTTGCTCTGCCCGAGATAGCCCGAGAGCTTAATGAGGGATTTCTAGTTGGAAGCTGGTATCACTGTAAAAACGGTGAAAAAAATTTAAGAAAAGCTACAGATTCCATAAAAACAGGCAAATATGGCCCGTGGGCCACCTTAATGCATGCAGATATAATCCCAGATGATGGGCAGTTATTTTACGAAGGAATGGACGCTCACGAAGATATGTTTTTATGGGATGAGTTTAAGTCTTCAGGAATTAAAACGGTACCCGTAGATAGCGTCATCGCTTGCTACTATAACGTAAGAAATGGGACAGTTTCGAGACCTTGGGATGTAGATCGGCAGAAAAGAGAGTTAACGAAATATAAGAATTTAAAAGAAGAACTTTTGGTGTAAAATGTGTAATTTATTAAGGTAAAAGGTTAAAAGGAAGAATGTCTTATTATAATTATAATAATGCCAAATTAGAGCTAGCGAGCTATGCCGGGGGATCTTGGGGTGCAGCAGTTCCAATCTATGTCGAAAATTTAGCAATTTCTTTAACTAATAACCTAAAAGCAATTGACCTCCTGCCTAATCGAAGTAGCTTTGGTTATCTAGCTGGAGGGGGAATCAACGGAAGTCTTTCTTTAGGCTATTATCTAACGGGGGAAGATTTTTTAGCGGATTTTATGGAGGCTGATAACCTCATATCGGGAAATTTTGCTGGGCTTTCTTTTTCAAGCGGGGTTCTATCAAGCTACTCTTTTGAGGTCGCTCCATTTGGCCCCATCATGGTCAGTGCTAATATTAATTTTTATGGAGGTCTTAGGGGGAGGTTTACCCCCACCCGAGAAACTCTAGACGCAGATATCTTAACTTACACCGATTGTAAATTAACACAAATCTCTGGAGTAACCCCTCACGAAGATGGAGAAACGGAGCAGATCACGGCGTCCACTAGTGTTTCCTTTGGCTTCGCAAATAATGTGCAACCGATTTACACAGTCGGAGATGCAGTACCTAGGGAGCTGCGATTTAATAAGAAAACTATTGACGCCAGCATCAATGGCTACGCTTTACCTTCGTGGGACGAAGGGATAGGCGACTTCACTAGTGATACAGAGCAACAAAATTATTTAAATGATAAATTTTTTAGTGGAATAGCCGAGGGAGAATTGCTTATTGGTTTTAGTAGTTCAAACGACAATGCAGAGTGGCCTCTTTATACTTCAGATTTTAGTTCTGATGTTGATGGGTGGACTGGGGGCAGTCTTTCTCAATTGTATAATCTAACTTCGACCCCCGCTTCTGTTTCGGAACCCGGTCTGTATGCTAGGGCTGACACATCAGTCAATTACCATAAAATATATAAAGACGTAGGTACAGTCGCTGGAAAAAAATATAAAATTACTGCAAAAATTTATATACCTTCTGATTCGTCAAATACCATTAGGGGTTTTCAATTCCGCTACGCAAATGGAACAAGCACCCCCATCATCCATCCTGCTCTTGATGCTTGGTATGATTTTTCTTATGAGTATACAGCAGTAGAAAATGGTGGCGCTGGTGGGTATGATGGCTGGATTGAGTTCTGGATGGCGAACAGTAGTAGCGTAGACACCACTAGCACTTTCGCGTGGGCGGGTGGAGGGTCTCCCGGCACATATGACCAAATGTACGTTGCAAATATTGTAGTTACCCCCGAGTCTATTCAGTCTTATAAAGTTCGAGGAACCCTAAAAGCACATAACATAAATGTGACAGCAGGTGAAAAAATTACTACCACCCTTTCATTAAGCCAAGAAAAATATCAGAATGCCCCGGCAATTACTTCCTTTACTCCGACTGCTGGAGTGGTGGGGGCAACTATAACTATTTTAGGAACCGATTTAAAAGATGTAACAGAAGTAACTTTCGGAGATGAAAAAAGAGTCTATACCCATTTTACAACTCACACCTCAACCACAATTGTTACAACCATACCGGATGAAGCCATTACCTGTCGTGTGGGCTTAAAATCCCCCGGTGGTGACGCAAAATTGGGAGCCGCCACAAACTACGGAGACGGTATGCCCGGCATATTCACAGTACAAGATGGAGGATTCTAAAAAATGGTAATTCTTCCTCCAACTGGAAATCTCAAAAGCCAAGTTACAATCTCTGGCTCGGGTAGTAAATTCTTTAAGATTAATGATGTTAGGGTTGGCGGAGTTTATACTAGTGGCATAACAGGATGGGCACCTACTGGACTAGCTTCGGGAGCTTCGGGTGACCCAACTGGGAATGCTGTCTATGGTGGATTAAATATTCTAGTAAGTGGAACTTCGGCTGAGTATGAAGTTGTAAACAAAAATACAATACAATTTACCGTTCCCTCTATTAACACCATAACCGGATTACAGCCAAAAGATCAATGGGTTAAATATGGTTATCCGGCTCCCATCACGGTAATCTCTACATCCAGAAACATTACTGGGTATGCCTCCGGAATTAGTGGAGAACATTTCACTGCTATACCGATCATTAATTATCTGAGTCCACTTTCAGGTATATCGGGGGACACAGCTTATGTAGTAGGGGATGGGCTTTTATCTACTAGTGGTTTAGCCTTATTGAGTACCACTGGTTTTACTCAAAATGAATCAGGTTATTGGCAAGAACCGACGGGAGTAACTGGAGTTGGATTTACGGGAGACAACACTAATAATATTTATATATATCAATCTGTAACGGGTGTTTATGCCAATACTACGGGCGATGTTACTGTTTATTTACCCTTTGAAAAAATTAATAATACAGGAATTAGTTTTACGTTACCATCTGGAAATTTTTACGGTCACGTTCAGATTCTTTCAAGCGGAAATTTAAAAAGCCAACCTTCTGTAGGAAAAATTAAACCGAGTATAAAAATTACTGGATGCACTTGGTTTCCAGAGGATGATTGTAACAATGGTATAGGTTTTTCAGGAAGAGCAATGACGATATCGGGTAGGTATTTTTTACCCGAATTGATGCACTGGACACAGGGACAATTTTTAAATACTACTGGAACTTATGATGATGAAGCTGGTTATCTAGTAGCGTTTGCTGGAGAGGGAGCAACTGGACTGTTTCTTCCTAAGTCGGGCGCAGAGATTTTTGCCTTAACAGGATACACCCCTGCCACAGCTAGAACTGGGCCCATTAGAATTAAACAAAATGAAAATATTGATGGAGAATTAACAGGTTATTATATTTCTGATAATAAATATTATGTTTCTCCTTTTGCCCCAGAGACAACACGCGTGCAAGCGGGTGTCACAAATAATAGTATAGGTCTCTGGCCCCACTATCTTTTAGAGACAGGCAGCTACGACTCCGGAGTATACAAGTGCCGTGACTCGGGTTGTTGGGGCACCTGTTCCGAACAGATTTTTTCTGTGGGGTCCGAGCCTCGGATGATGACCTTGACTGGATATTTATCAAGTGGGATCAGCGGTGCAGTAAGCGGCGTTACTGGTTTCAATACTGTTTTAGATACAGGATTTAGTGGTTATGTAGTAACCGGGCTGGCTTCAGGCACAGGTATAATTACGGGTTATATTTCGGGTATTGTGGTGCGACCAAGTGGGTATATTAATATTCCTATAACTGGTCTTCTAGAGAGCGGTATAATGACAGGGGTTACATACAGTAGCGGCGAACTTGTCAATGAGGGCTCATCTGACTCAATGTCGATGCCGAATGCTTCAAGTAATTTAGGTTATCGCCCAGTTAATAACTCGGTGCAGAATTGGTACATGAGCGGAATTTCGGGATGTGAAATCATAGGGATCGACCCTGCACCTATAAGTGTTTGGTATCCAACAGCAGGCCCTAATGTTCAAACCTGCATGGAAGATTATCAAGCGAAGAAGGATAGGGGGGACTCTCCGCTTTACTACCTAAGTGGTTGTGAGCAGGCGTTCTTGTTTTATTTTAGCGGTCACTGGGAATATTTGGATGTCAATTCTCCTAATTTTCAACCTGATCTGATTAATTGTTTTCTTACCTCGCAAGTGTTATCATCGGGGCTGGCTGGAAATACTAATTTTAGCGGTATTGATAGAACGGCAGCTTCTGGAAGATATGATAATAACCCGTGTGTACAAATGCAGGCATCTTCCGCTGGTCATCCACCAACATCGCCGGGTGGCCCTCCAGTACCACCGATTTGTCCGCCGGGTCCTTGGGTCGACCCTCCCGCAGACCCATGGGGCGGTGGTGGGAGCACCGAAGCCGCCGGTGATGGGAACCCCTGTGACCCTTATACTCAAGACTGTGATGATCAAGGGGGCGGTGGTGGCAATCAACCCCCGGGTGCCGGTGGGGAATCTCCTCCCCCGTGGGAGTCAGAGTCTAGTGAGAAACCTACTCCAACGCCGCCCGCGTTTGGGCCACTAGTTAACTCCGAGCAAACCAATCGATATGGTCAACAATCAGTAGTGCGGGAAATGCCCGGTACGTGGGCCTATCCCCCGTCGCAGGGACCGCAGGTATGCTCGACTATTCCCTCAGTGCCCATAACATCTAGTGCCCTTGGAGAACATAGGGTATCTTCAGTTCAGCGACCTTATAGGAATAACGCGGGCAATCGCGTTAATCTCCGTGGGAGTATCGGTATCTTTGATGCGATAAAATGGTATTCTATGGGGGGGCTTTGGACACAGGCGACAATTTGGGAAAACGGTTCGCCTAGATATGCGCGTAGCAGAACAGAGGTGGAAAATGCCCCACTTGGTTATAGGCGTATCTCTCTAGCTCCACAGGTTCAGCGTCGCCCGAACACCATGCAAAGACAGTCGCCTGTACCAAATCCGCCACTTGAGCGTAGTAATGCACAGGCTTTTTCGATACGTACACAGACACCTAGTCCAAGAGGAACAAGCAACACCTCCAACTGCGGTGGTAGCAAGCCGGGCACTCATTCTAGTTATCCCCCACCGGGAGGTGGTCCTGCGATTCAGACAATTGACCCTAATTTTCCGGGTACTCATGAGTCGCCGGGGCTGCAGCCACCACTACCAAGAAATAACCAGCCAGAGTCTCAAAACCCCGGCAGCACGGTGGGTGCAGAGGGCGTTTCTCGGGGTGGCTCACGGAGTCTAGGGGGTGTACTTTTTAGACCCGGCGAATCAATGACTGTTCCGCGTGTAGGCTCAGCGGGTCCAGAGGGGCTTACACAGGACCCCACAGTTGGAGGTCGGATCGTGATGGGCGGTAGAGTGGTGTCCTGTCCAATCGCGCCAAACCCCTTTACAACTACAACGGTTGGTGGATCTAATGGAACTGGAGTAATTAGTGTACCCGTACAGATTCCGTTGTGCTGGCCGCCGGACTCTTATCAACAGCAAACCCCCGTGGGTCTTGGAAACCCCGGCCTAAACCCCTCCTCACCGCCTTTTATAACCGTGACTATACCCTCTGTCGCATCGTTTGGGTATCCTAAGACCGGGCCAATTTTACTTCCCCCCGTAAATGGCCCGTGGAATAGTCCCCCGCCATTCACCAGTGCCTCGCCCGGCCCCCAAACACAAGGCTCACCCCGCCCCGGCCCATCGACGACCCCCCCGGTATTTCTTCCCCCCGGAGAGGGGGAGTGTGGTGTACCAAACCACTGTATCGAAGGACACCCCAGTTTCCCACTTGGATGTGACCAACCTCCGGTGTCAACATTTAGTGGAGTTGAAATAGAACAGCGTATAAGTGGCTTTTATATATTGCCAGATCCAGAAATAACATCTTGTAACGCTAATCAGTGTTATGGGCATGCTTTATATACTGGCTCTACTGGATATACCCTGTATGATCAAAACATTGTTTCGAGCGGCGTAGTCTATGAATTTACAGAGGTTCCTCATAATATTTGGAATCCGCAAACTGCTTTGAGTGCTATCTTTTATGGTGCTTCTGGAATTCAATCCGAAGCTACGGGAGCATTTTTTCCTACAGGCGTAGAACAAAACTTTGAGGTAAATAGTAGCGGGAGCCTTAGATTCCGAGGCGGCTATTTACAAACCGAGGCTTCATCGGGGTTAGATCTAAGCAAGGAAGATTCGTGGTCTGTAGAATTTTGGATAAATCCTGCAATTGACCACACAGGTTTAGAACACAACCCTTATCACAGCAAAGATATTGCGCTCTTTGGGTTCAGCGGGGAATACACTGGGGTAAGCGGGAATTCATTTTTCCACATTGGGTATACCCGTGAAAGCGGCGCTGCAGGAATTACTAACACTATTAAGCCATACGTAAACCTCTCAGGTATACAGTTGGAAAGTAAATACTTATGGACAGGGTGGTTTCCGGAAAGCGGATACAATCACTGTGCTGTCGTTAAAGACATAACGGGTTATAGTTTTCATTATAATGGCTGTAGATATGGAGATATAATTCCAACGGGACTTATTGATCCTCATCTTCCACAAGGAAGAACAAAATTTTATTTCGGTGGTCTTTGCACAGGGAACTTTGATTCATACAACACTGGATATAATCAGTGTTTTTCTCCAAGTATTACTGGCTCCCCAGATATTCCCGGCAGGCTCATTAGAACTGATTTACAACTAGGATTAGAGGGCAATTTTGTAGATAGCGGTAAATACTCTCAAACAATAACCACTGGTGGTTTTCCACTTTTTGTAAATGATAATCCAAAGTGTGGTTCCCAAAGTCTACTGGTAACAGGTATAGATTATATACAAACTACGGGAAGTAATTTCAATTATGGAACTGGTGATTTTACTATCGAGTGTTGGATGAAGCCAAGCGGCGCGACTCAAGGCCTCGGCGTTGGGGGTAACGGCATGCAAACACTATGGGTACTTGGGCAAGGTAATAATAATTTTGCTACTGGAAATGGCTTAGCTTTTATATTAAATAATTATGATAATAGATTTAGGCTCTGTTTTGATTACGAAAACCCGAATCTTTCGTTTGACTTAATACCGCCTTATAACAATGTTCATTTTAAAAAGGGAGAATGGAACCACGTTGCACTATGTCGCGAAAATACTGATTTCTTTACTTATATTAATGGGGCACCAGCAGGCGCTTTGCAAACTGAAGATTTTGCTGCAAACCATAACACTAGGAATATCTACACTGGTATGCCAGTGATAGACGCAACGGGTCAACAGATATTTTTAGGGGGCGGTGTCTCGGGCCACCTAGCTTATCATAAAATAGATGATACGGGAGTCTTGTGGGAGTCACAGCCTTGTAAGTACTTCCCAAGATATCAAACTTCAAGCGGTTTAGTTGATATAAACTTTTTATCCCCGGAACAGACGAATCGTGCTGCCGAGTTTCGCCATAATTTTATGGACCTAACCTCGGGAGGCTACGAGTACACCGTCCAAGAGGGTGCTTCAGTTGAATGTCAGGCGACGGTAGTCGCAAGGTGGGGTGGTAATCTGATGTCACCGTGGCGGGACTCAGCGGGGCAAAAGTCAAGTATTACCACCAACTGGATCTATAATAGACACGGCTCGACTGGCGTCACGGGAACATATGAAAATGCACAGAGCTTCCCAATCGGCGGGGGTTCCAGCTTGCGATCAAGCCCCGGGTGGGGCCCCGCCGGTCCGCGCCGCGGCAGCGCGAGGAAGTTTCCGCCTACCTATTTACATGGACAGTACGGAACGGAGTCAGATTATGGAATTCCTAATTTTTCATTTAGAAAAGATGAAAGGAATAATGCCGCTCCGAACGCCAGTGCGTGTTTTGTGGAACAAATTATAACATCTACAATCACAGGGGTCACCAAAGGTGATAAGATTAATTTTTATTGTCCTCAATGGGGAAATACGGTTTACGGGCAACCTGATATCGGTGAAGTGGCCAACTCGATAGCTAGTATTATAGGCGGTATGGGGGGTGCCCACAATAACCCCGGCTACGGTAACGAAGTATTTATTAAACAACTCATCTTCAAGGAGTGTCCACTGGTTAGTTACCATGGGCAGATTGACCAATTTATAATTTCAAGCGGATCAAAGTATACCAGTCTTCCTAAAACAGGAACTTATGACAGCGGTTGGTTAAATAGCGATCTTGGTGAAAGAGTATATATTGATGAAATCAATGTAACAAAAAGAGCAGTATTTTCCCCCGATAATGGGAAATACACAAAACCGGCAAGCGCCATCACCAGCGGTGTTTATACGGATGCCATGTTAAATTTTGAAATCCCGAGCGATCCGAGCAATATAATTGCTGACGGTATAACGGGAGATAGTCAATACGCTCGCGTGTTTACAACTACTTCAGTGAGTTCTCCTGCAAATAATATTGAATTTGCTACTGGAGAAGGAAAGTTTGGAACTTACGCCCTAAGATTTCCTACTGGCAGTAGGACTTATAACCGCGCAAATACCCTTGTTGCTCAAAATATAACATTGGGAATTGAAGACTTCACCGCAGAGATGTGGATTAAACCGAGCGGCACGGCCTATTCTACCACCCTAACCGGAGCCCCAGTTGATAACGGAATTAAACGACAAACTCTTTTAAGCTTTGGGACAACGGGTAGTGGCTTCAACTTTTTCCTTTCAGGGGGTGACGGGTCACAGGCCCTTGGTATAGACCTTTTCAATGGGGGGAGGATAACCGGCCTAACGCCAGATTATTCTACCGGAATTAGTGACTTTACCGCCGGAGTTCCTGCTGATAGACTGTTTGCCTTCACAACTGACTCTACTCAAAGTTCAGGGTCATATTTTGGATATTGGAACTCTGGTGATTGGAATCATGTGGCTTTCACAAGGCAGGATAGAGATGTAAAAGCTTATGTTAATGGGTATTTTGCGGGGATGATTAATTATAGCGGCATAGCTCTAGAATATGGCAATTCAGCATATGTCTCGACAGGGATAGCCGGTGTTACTCTCGGAGGCGGTCTTGATATTAAAAGCGGTCCCTTGACTCTAGGTGGTGGTTCACTTGATGCTATTGGTTATGAAGGTCTAATGGACAGTTTTAGTCTTGAAACTGGATATGCAAAATACACCGGGGTATTTGTTGCACCGCGCCCGTTTGTGTCCTGTCATCATCGAAATGAACTTGTGTGTCACGCAGACGGCCCTCATTATGCCCATTACTTCTTTGACTCTCACTGCTGTGCTACCGGAGGGAGTCTATTGTCATGGGGAGATAGTCTAACTGTAGAGGGGTTGTATTTCTTTGATATAACTGGAGTGTTAGTGGGTGATAGTAGAACCCCAGCAGAAGAATGGTTTAGGCCTGACCAAACCTCACTAAACGTGACTGTCCCCGCAGAATCGGTAAGCGGCCCCATTACAATCGTAGGAACGGGTTTTGCACCAGTCACAGGATGTACTTTTGAAATTCAAGCCCCACAGATGAAGATCATCCGTTTTACACCCATTTCTGGATATCCAAACGAAGTGGTTTCGGTTTACGGCCAATCTTTAGATTTTGCACAAAAATTATATCTTTCAGGATTTTCTGAAGATAGAGTCCTACTTCCGTTTACGGGGGTAGGCACCACGGGAATAAACTTTTCTATTCCTAGTAGTGGCGCACCCTATACCCCTATCCAGCTATTTTCTCAAACAGGGATGCAAATGTCAACAGGGCTCTTGAATATATTGACTAGCGGTATTCGAAGCTTTATTCCTCTTACTGGGGTTTATGGTGAAACCGTAAGTTTCTCAGGTAATAACTTTGAACCAGATGTTGATATAGTTTTATTCCCTGCTTACCAAGGCGAAGACATATCGAGTAGTTCTTACGTTCAAACTCGTTACGTCTCAGGAATGGATATAACTTACATAGATAATACAGGTATTGAGGCAAAGGTTCCTCATGAATTAGTAAAGGGAAAACCAATTATAAGCGGATGGAATGATACAGATCAACCCATAAAAGCCCCAATGGAATTTACCCCCATGCCAACAATTTCTGGTATTGAAACTGTTAAAACTCAAGTTGGCTGTCAATTTAGGATAACTGGAATTAATGCCTCTTACCTAGTTCCGCTATTAGGGTTTACGGGGAATAGTTTACAACCTTATACTGCGGGGGACGGAGTAATAGAATTTGTAGCTAACACTGGTGATTCACACGCAATGAGAAATAATACCTATCCACCCATAAGTGAAATAGGTATAGATAGACACAATAGTGGTAATTATAGTAAGTATTTTTACTTTGGTAAATTTGAACTTGATAAAACTCACATTGACGCAAGTGCAGGTTATGTGACTGGGTATACAGTTATCACGGGGACCTTTAATGATCAGGTAGTAGGCACCGGTAATCCATTCTTAATTTCACGTCATGAAATATTTAATAATGAATTGGGATATACCTTTGACGACTACAATAGTGAGTCCGGTGTGGATATAGATTTATTAAGGCAGGACTTCACCCAACTTCGCGAAACCTATGCTCTTCAAAATGTAAGTAAAATTACAGGAGACCAAACTACAATATCGGGTAGAATTCCGGTTATACTAGGGGTTACCCCAACTCGAGGCGACGGGGGTGTGCAATTACATGTCAGTGGTCGAAATGCACTCAATGTTACGGGGGTTAAATTTGTTGCTGACTCCGATGCAAGCGCCGAGTGTCATATGGATAGCGGCACATTTATTCCCCAAACAACTGTTATATCTAGTTATAACCCTGATGCTATGAGGCAAACGACTGAGACGATAACTGGCTGGCACTTTAATAGTGTTTACACGGGTGATGGAGAATATATCGATGTGGGAAGCCAAGTTCAGCTTTTTAAAATTTATCCTTGTGAAGAACTTAGAAATTATGGGTCAGTAAGCATACAATTAATGTATGATTCAGATATTTGTATAACGGGAGCTTGTTGATATGGCACATGGTGGTTTTCATTTTACGTACGAGCCTAATATTTTTATATCAGGAATAACTCCTACCATTGTCCCCACGGGGGGGGATTTTTTGGTTACAGGGTCTGGAATGTGTTCGGCTACTGGGGTCAGAGTGTCTGATAGCTGTGGTGGGTGTACTTATAATATTCCATTCCTTACGGGGTTTGGGCACAACGACGCATACTGCGTGATAACTGGTACTCTTCCAGATGTTAGCCCTGAAGCATTTATGACTCTCGAGGTTATGAACACTCGTAGCACGGGAACCTATTATCCTTTCGAAGTAGTTTCAAGCGCACCGTGTATACATAATTGCGAAGAAGTTATAATTACAGGAAATTTAACTGTTACCGGTGATGTCGGTATCTCAGGATCCATTCAGGGCGCAACACCCGCGTTAAGTCACGCGGGGTTGGTATATTTAAACCCCCCCGTCAACAATATCCTCACTGGCTTCTTGGCAGTTGATGGAGATGGAAATGTTTTTCAACGACAAATTGACCCCACTGGAACCACTGGTCAATATAATCCCGGTGGTGTTCTGATGATAGCAGGATCTGGGTTACTTGGCGGTGGGGATGTAACTCTTACCAGAAGGTTTGATGTCGGGGAGGGAACGGGGGTGTATATAACGGAAGATGCTGTTAATGTAGACACAGGCATATTCATGCATACCGGTGCTGGATTCATTGATTTCAATGCCTCCGTCGGCTTAACTGGTAAATTTCATACTGTTTCAGGAGATCACGTTCTAGACGGTTACAATATGCAAAGTGGACGCATATTTTTAGGGGAAACAATAAATTTAGGTGTTGCCGTAGATGATGACACAATTGGATTCACGGGAGTAAGCGGGGATGATTTAGCTGTGTTTACTGTTATGAACAATGGGATTACCCCTGATAAGGTATCTTTTGGTTTTGCGGGTTCCAATATAAAAAGCGGTGCAGCGAATTCTGTAAGCGGATATATTTCTGGTGGTGCTGGGTTAAATGAGTTTATTTGGAGTGGTGATAAAAAAATAGGTTTAAGTTTAAACCCCACGGGCCACCCGTATTTAAGAAACTTAGTTTACACAACTGGCGATCAAGTCATTTCTGGCTTAAAAACTTTCTCAGGACAAG